AAGGAGCAGCACGCTTGACGTTATCGTCTACATCGCTTTCCAGGCTCAAAGGTGTTCATCCAGACTTGGTTCGGGTGATTAAGCGGGCCGCACAAATCACAAAAGTTGATTTTGCTGTTGTTGAGGGCTTGAGGACGCTTGAGCGACAGAAAGAACTTTTGAAAGCCGGTGCCACCAAAATCTTGAGATCAAGACACATCACAGGGCACGCTGTCGATGTTGTGCCATTGGTCGATGGCAAGGCCCGATGGGACTGGCCGCTTTACCACAAGCTCGCGCCATTTATTTGGGCTGCCGCACGAGCAGAAGACGTGCCTCTTGAATGGGGCGGTGATTGGAAATCGTTTCCAGATGCGCCGCATTGGCAGCTACCACGAAAGAAACCATACATCTAAGGAATATCAAATGCTGAAGGGCTATCGGACCTATATTCTCGGCGGCGTAACGATTGTTGGATCTGTCGCTGCTTACTTGGTTGGTGACGCTGGAATTTCAGAAACCATCAATCTGTGTGTAACCGCTGCAATGGGAATGTTCATTCGCAGCGGAGTGAATACGGCTGTCAAGAGCATTGCAAAGTGATGAATTTCGCCGATGCAGCATTGCTGTTGGTTTTGCTGCTCGGCGTCTTTGCTGGTACAATTGTTGTTGTCAGAAGTCCAAAGTTTTGGTTTGGCATCGCTGTTGAGATTGTCAAATCTGCTGCTCCATACCTAACAAAGAGAATGCCGCCTGATCTGGAGACCCAGTGGCGTGATTGCCAAAAACGCGGCGGGACTTGGGATCACATTCGCAAACGGTGCAAGTCTTAAATGGCCACGGGATCACGCCTTAAAGACGAGCAATGCCTAAAGGGTTTGCATTACGTCAAGACGTTTGGGAGCTTCAAGGCTGCGTCTGATGCGACTGGCGTTCCTCGCCAGACAATTCGCAGATGGGTGGAAGAAGCCAAGGTCAGAGGGCTTGGTTCCGTAAAATCTGAGATAGAGCTTCCAGATTTCCCGGCTGATGACATTACGATCGAGCGGGTGATCGACCTGATGGTCGAGCGGTCGAAGCTGCGGGCTGAGAGCTACGAAGCGCACACATGGTTTCCGGTAAAGGTCAATGATGACAAGCCCATTGGCATCCTGTGGTTCGGCGACCCGCATATTGACGACAACGGTTGCGACTGGGCGATGCTGAAGCGGTACGCAGAACTCTGTGCGTCAACGCATGGGCTTTACGGCGCCAACATCGGCGATACTACAAACAACTGGGCGGGGCGCTTGGCTGCTCTCTACGCCAAGCAGGACACGTCAGTGAAGACCGCCAGGCGATTGGCCAGCTGGTTCATGCTGGACAGCGGCATCAAGTGGCTTCTGTGGCTAATTGGGAATCACGACCAATGGGGCGATGGAGCCGAGATCCTGGCGCAGATGGCTGCGAAGCATAAGACCCAGAAAATCGTATGCCACGACTGGGAAGCCAGGTTCGTACTACAGTTCAAGAACGGCTGCGAGATCCGCGTGAATGCCGCACATGACTTTCCTGGCAATTCAATGTGGAACCCCTTGCACGGTGCCGTGAAGACGGCCAAGCAAGGCGACAAGATCGACCTGCTCGTCTGTGGACACAAGCACAATTGGGCTGTGTCCCAATGGGAGATGGCAGCGCAGGGCAACGTGCCGGTCATGATCCGGGTGAAGGGGTTCAAGACCTACGACGACTACGCCACGAAGCTCGGGCACTACGAGCAGAAGGAAGGCGCCGCGATCCTCACCATCATCGACCCCAACGCCACCAGCAGAGCGGGCAGGGTGACTGCCTACGCCGACGTCGAGGCTGGCGTCGAGTATTTGAAATGGCTGCGGAGCCGGTGACATGGCTCGCAAGAAACGGTTCCGCAAGATCAAGATCGCGTGGAAACGCTCTGAGACTGTGTGGGGTATGGCGTACCCGGACGAGCACAGGATCGAGCTAGACGACCGCATGACAGACGTCACGCTCATCGAGGTCGCCAGCCACGAGGTGGCGCATGTGGTGCTGCCGGTTCTTGATGAGGATGCTGTCGAACTTCTTGGGCGTCACATCGCTGACGTTCTAACCCGTTTGGGGTTCAAGAGGACCGTTGAGGAATAAGGGCGCGGATTTCGGCGGCTATGTCTTCCGCAATAGCAGCTTGCACGGACGCGTGAGTGTCTCGATACGGAGACAGTGCAGCCGCCTTGCGTTCGGCGATTTGTGCGGCTTCTTCCAGCGCCGCCCGCAGCCGCTCTATTTCATCAGCGGCAGCGCGGAGATGCAGCACCATGTTGTGTGGCGCCTGCTGCGCCTCGAACAGGTCGGCCATCTGGCGCAGGCGGTCCATGATGTCGCTCATCCCCGCCCCCTTTCCAGATCCGCCTGGCGGCGGGCTTCGGCAAGCTCTGCGTACAGGCGGCGGATGTGTGCGTCCGCAAGTTTGAGATCAGCCATCAACTGCTGAACCTGAAGCGCAAGCGCACGGTTTACGGCCTCAAGGCTTGGCTCGCGGGTCATCTGGCCACCCGTCTGGCATAGGCCGCACCCGCTTTGCTGACCCGCCGCAGGGCGCTGACGCCTTGGTAGTGGCAGGCTGCGGCGATCCTCCGGTCGCCCTTGGCGCCCCTGTAACACATGGCCAGGTGGCGCATCCCCCACTCGGTCTGAACCGCGCAGCTGGCCCGCCGAATCGATGGGCCTCTGTAGCCCATTGCGCGGGCCGTGGAGGGCATGATCTGTAATGGGCCACTCGCCCCGCTCCTGTTATGGCGATGGCACTGTAGCCCGCTCTCTGCGCGTCCTACGCGCACCGCCAGATCCACCGGCACTCGGTGGCGCTTGGCTGCTGCCACGACTAGGGAGGTGGCGTCGGAGGCGGTGGCAGGGGGAAGGTTAGAGTCGGAAGCCAATAAAAGACAAAGAATAGCTCCAACAAAACAGGATTTTATTCTGTTCTCTTTGGCCGCGATTGGCCGCGATTGGCCGCTTTTCCCGTGAATGTATAGTGAACAAAGCGCGAATTTTGACGTTGATCTTTCTTTATTTATCAATGACTTAGCTGTTGACGCTTGCCTTGACATGGTAGGGGTCACAGGTTCGATCCCTGTACCACCCACCATTTTCCTCAATAAAATCAAATTATTGGATGACTGCATACCCTGTTACCTCTGGGCTTGGCCGCGATTGGCCGTTTTATTCTGGTTTGGACTGTTGAAAAGATTTGAACACAAGGCCATCGGTAATGGCATCCTGTACAGCTTGGCTAAGGTTTGGCTTTCCGTCTTGAATTGTTGCGACGCACTGTTCTTGATCGTTCAGCCTGTAGATATCAGAGACCTTTGGGGCGCTTTCTTCCCAGATGATGCCGCCGGACGGTAACACCGCATACTCCGTCTGTGACGGGTTGCAGATCTCATCCACCAGATCCCACAATTCGCCTAGAGATTTCGCCGAGATGATCCCGACAATCTCCTCCGGCACCATAGGATGGTTGACCGCCATTCTTACGCAGTACAGAGTCATGCTCGTCTCCTAAAAGCTGCTGCCAGCTTGTTCTGAAATTCCGGCGACTGGTGGCCATAGACAGCCTCCAGCGTCTTCATGCTGGTGCTCGTCAGGCCCGACACATCCCAAAGATCCATACCGGCTCGGAGCAACCAGGTCGTGGCGCTGTGTTTGAGGACATGCGGCGTCACGCCTGAGTCCAGACCCGCTGCCCTTACGACAGCATCCCAGCCCCTTTGCTGGCGCTCAATCGGCCTCCCCTTGTACCGGATCACGGTCGTCTGTGGGCCTTGAGCCATATCCAGTCGATGCCACCGCCTGACGTGGGCCAGTAATCGATCTGGCATCCTGGCAGCTGTGCGCCGTTTCCGCGTCTGCTTCTCGGCCTTGCCAGCACGGTGAATAATGCCCCGCTCGACGTCTATGCAGCCAGCGTCTGGCGCTTCATGCCAGCGCAACTTGAGGATCGTTGCGTGACGTGTGCCGGTATAAAGCCCCAGAAGAATAAAGCGTGCGACATATATCAAACGCAGTTTTCGTGCTGCGTTCAGCAACCGTGCCGCCTCATTTCTGGTCAGCACACGGTCGCGAGGTGCGCTGTCTTCCGGTTTCCAGACTTTTGGAACTGCGTCGAGGGGGCTTTCAAGATGCCAGTGATTTATCGCCGCCTGTAAAGTTCCAAGCTCGCGGCGTACCGTAGCCTGCGTGACAACCACACCGCGTGCGTTTGCATAAGAACGGCACAGCTGTCCGTTTATGTCGCGCAGGGTCTTCAGACCAAAGAACCCCAGAAGCGGTGTGGCGTGATAACACATCGGAGGAACCGGATTGTGTTTGATGTAAAGCGCGATCACGTCGGCGCAACTAATCTGAGCGGGGTTGCTGGCGGATGTATCGATCCGCCGCGTTTGTGCGATATACTCCCCGAGTTTTTCTTGAGCTTGTTGGTAATCGCCAGGGCCGCAGCCAGTGTCGATTTCCGTTCGTCCATCGACAATGACCCATCTTGCGCCAGCTGGGCGCTCCTTAATTCTGAGCCTTGCCGGGAGCCTTTTGCGCGACATTTCATCCTCCACTGCATGATGTCCGATTGGGTGACGAAATATGACCGACCAATTTTTTCAGAAGTCAACTCGCCGCGCCTGATTGCAGCCCGCAATATGTTGACCGTTACTCCACCTTCTGGAAAAAACCTGTGGATAGCAACCTCAAGTGGCATGGCTGTATTCATCACACCCCCCAACCGCCCACAGGCCAATCGTCATCCTGCCACACTGGTTTATGCGGCCTGGCGACGCGGTATCCTGCAATGATGCCGACGACAAAACCGATGGGCACGCCGCAGATGAAAGCCGCGATCAAGAGTATGAGCGATGTCATTGCGGCGCCTCCTTCTCGCGCTTCAGCCTTCTGGCGATCGCACGATCGTATCGGGCGATGACGCCCTCGAGGGTCTCACCCTCGTGGTGATAGGCCAGCAGCATGTCTCGAATATCCATGAGGCTGGCGATGCGGTCGGATTCCGTGGTCCGTGGCATGATCACCTGATCCTCCCCTCGAGCCTGTCAGCGACGAGCGTGGCGTAGCCTGCGATGTCTCTCCAACTATCGACGTGCGCCCGGTCTCCGTTGACCAGCCGCGCCAGCTTCGAGCTGATCATCAGAATGGCTTCCTCCTGATCGGGCTCCCATGTTTTTCCCCGCATGGCCATGTGTTTCCTGATGACAGACCGAAGCTCGATGGCGACCTCCGCGAGATCGATGAAACGTCCGTATGTCTGGTGACGCTGGTCGAGGATGTGATCAACCGTCAGTTCGTCGCCTCGCTGGTAATCAACCATTCCGTCTTCCCCATTCCGCGATCAGCGCCGCCTCAGCACGGTTGTGATCCATCTTCCGCTTGAAGAGGTGAGAGCTGTCGGGCCAAAGCTCTATCGCCCTGGCGCGCGACAGTGCTTTGTCCCTGCCTAAGCCCATTGCCTTTTTCCACTTTTGTGGCGTCACCATCACCGTTCTGATACCGCTGGCGGCTAGCACGCCCTTGATGGTTCCGACGTTTTCGCCAAATCGAAACGCTGACGTCCGACCCATGCCAAAGGCGTTAACATCCTCAAGCACCGCGACGTCGATCCTGACATCGGCATCAAGCAGTCGATCATGCAGGAGCTGCGGCGAGAGCTCTTTCCTGGAGCCCTTGCCGTGAGCCACTTCTACGACGGGCAGATCCTCGACGTTAACCAGGTCGCCATCGCGCATAAACGCGATGGCTCCCGATATGCCTGGATCAACACCAACAATCAGCATCAGCCGAAGTCCATGTTGGCGAGGTCGGCCTGCTTCTTCGCAGCTGGCGGCGGCACCACCTTAGATCCTGTCGCTGGTGGAGCAGTGCGTGATGTGGCAGAAGTCGGTGCCTCGTCCTCAATATCGTCATGAGACGGGCGGTCGATCCAGCCGATGATTTCAAAGTTCGGAACGCGGGTGTTTCCTTTCCCAACCTTGAGCGGCGTCGATCCTGTATAGGCACACATCACAACCTTGCCGTCATTTTCGGTCTTTTGCTTGCCCGCAACGGACCATAGCTGCGAAAAGCCTTCTTTTGGCCCTGTACCAGTGGAACTCCATTCAGCCCATCCACGGTCTGGGCCAAGCCAAACCCTGACAGAAAAACCTCGCTTGAAATCGCCTTCTGGCTTGATACCCATCTGTCCGATGCGCTCGTCCCAAATCCACTGTGGCGCCTGTCCCTCGGTTACAAGACCCCATCCCGTCTTAATGGTGTCGAGATCAAACACGATCTTCTTCAAATCGAATTCGTCTTTTCCAAGCTGCCACGAATTGATCGACGGACTGAAACGGATGTAAGTTCCTCCACCGCCGCCAAGTCCCAGAGATAATGTCATGCGTTTTACCTTTGCTTTCACTTTTGCTGCGATGAGGCCCGCAGCGTTGCCTCCCGGCTACACGCCGGAAAGTTCAAACGCCAATTGGCGCAATTCATCATCCGCAAAATAGAATGACTCTGTGTCGGGAATGACGAGCTTCAAAAGCTCGTAAGGATCATCACTGAGATCAAGAAAGCGGTCGATCGTTTTGGCGATACACACAAGGCTGTTGAGATGCGCTTTTGCGTTCTCAACTGACAAAATGTGTCCGTGTTTCGGCGTAAAATATGCAACGCCAAGAGCATAGTTGTCAGAGATTGCAGCGCCGTACAGTGCCAGCTGTCGAGCGTGTGAACTTTTAATTTTGCTCGATAAAGCCAGTTGAGTTTTGAGGTCGACAATTATGCCGTGTTCGTCCCAGATGTAGTCAATATATCCCTTGAACGGGACCGGCAGATCAGGGTGCGTCCATGTTACCATCTGCTGAACATGTGACGGCACACCATAGGGGCGCAGGCCATTGAGCGCCTGTTCCACAATCAAAGGAACTGCGGCTCGCTCTTTTTCCAATGATTTTGACGAAATCAGCGCCGTGCTGCGCTCAAATTCGGCAATCGCAAGATCCTTACATTTGGAAATGCTGACGCTCGGATTTACAAGTCCAAGCGTGACAGCCGTTTCTACAGCCTGACCTCTAATTGCCGCAACGCCAGATAAGCCGCGTTTGCCGAGAATTTGTTCGACCACATACAGCCAATGATCAGCTTGAAACAGATTACATTGACTGACGCTGATATGAGTCCGCTTGTGACGCAAAAGTCCGCTCAATGGAACCTCGTGTGATCCAGTTTCGTTTTTCTCAGTTCCGCTCGAACGACACGCAATGCCTCGACTGCTGAGTTGACAGACGGCAAAAAATATTCATCCAAGCCATCAAGAAAAACGTCTCCGGCGTCGTCTTTGTCGAGATACACTGCAATGTTAGCCAGGACGTTTGCGCAACAAACCAAACCGTGTTCGAGTGCGTCTTCCCATTGCTTTTCCGATTGCGTGTTTTCCAGATCAACGATTATGCAGGCCGTCAAAAAGCAGGCTGCGTTTTTTGTCGTTTCGCTCATGCCAAAAGCAGCACCACGAAGGCGATCGCAGAGAAAGCAGCCATGCCTCCGACCACAGTCGCGATCTCGACAGCCGCACTGATGAGACCGGCTGTGTGGTTACTGCCACGAGCCGGTCTCCTTGAGTCAGTGTGGGTCTGAGTATGAGATCTCTGTGTGTGACAAGGCTCCGAAAACTGCATCGGTTCTGCCGATGCGCCAGCGTCCCTCTTTGCGAGGGAAGGGGGTGGCACGATCCACCGACCAGCGGTCAGATCGTAAGAAAAAGAAGCGGCCCGCTCATCTTCTGGGAGGACGACAGAGCGGGCCGCAGCCTCAAGCCCGCAAGGAGGCGACGGGCGAGACATCTTGTTGAGGTATGCCGCACAGCTTTGAGCGGCGTCGGCTGGAAACGTGCGATTGTTCCCTGCAATGATGACGCGGGCATTCATGAGGTGATCCTCTCGACGTTATTTTCGCGGATCGTCATCAGCTCGACGACCACAAGGTGCTGTTCGAAGGCGTTCACGCCCGCGCTTTGCGCTTTGCGCGGGTCGCGGATCGCGGGAAGCCAGGCATCGATCTTCTCGACGCGCTGCTGCGGCGTGAGACCGGCCAGTGCGTCCGTGAAACGGGACATGAAATCGTTTGCAGTCGTCACGCGGCCCTCGCGGCGTTGCGCTGCACCATGTCAAGCAGACGTATGATGTCGGCGCGGATGTCCAGATCAGGCTTCTTGGATCTGTCAATCGACCGCAGAGCAGCCTTCAAGTGGGACGCCGCCAGATCGCGGCTCCCCTCTTGGATGAGATTACAGGCAATGAGGAACTGTTCGAGGCCGGCGTTCATTGTGCGGCCTCCCAAACAAACTTGGTCGCGCCAACAGCGGTGCGGCGAGTTGACAGCTTGATCTGACCGCGCGCGCAAAGCTCGCGGGCCGCTTCGAAGTAAAGCTCGTTGGTGATCCAGCCGCGATCAGCGATGGCGGCGAGAATGCGGGTTTGCTGTTCGGTGATAGTCATGTCGTCCTCCTTGACTGACCGGGAGGACGTTAATGCGGTATAAGTGCCGTGTCAACCTAAAAGAGGAACATATACCGTATATGAGTTAAGTATAAGTTCCGTAACAAAAAACCCGGCCGGAGCCGGGCTAAACAAACTTAGATCTGGTGGCTTGTTACATTTTCAGAATCGATTTTTTGACGCGGCCGACGATCAGCGGTTCGCGCTGAGGGTAGATCGTCTCGTGAGACGGGTTGGTGCTCACGGGCTCGAAACGCATCGGGTTCGTTCTGAACCGTTTGTATGTCGCCTCGCCGTCGCCATTGGCGATCACATAACATGCGTTAGGCACCAGGACTTTGTCGCGCCGATCAATGAAAATGATGCTTTCAGGCGGGCTTATGCGATCCATGCTGTCGCCAACAACCTGGAGAGCGATCCAATCGCCGTCCGGGCTCAGGTCGATTTCTTCTATCATGCCAATGGTTTCATCGCTGACGTCTGGAAAAGCCATACGACCAGCTGAAACCCAAGATAGTAAACTAACCTTAAGTTTAGCGCCAAAGTTGTTGGATGTAATTTTTTCAATGCTGCCAGTGCCGGTCATCAGGTAGTCCAGCGACACCTGAAGCACAGAGGCGAGACGCACGAGGCTCTCTGCTCTCGGCGCCTGCGACCGTCCTCGGATGATATTGCGAATCAGATCCGGGCCGCCGCCAGCCTGAACAGACGCAGCCCGCGGGCTCAATCCAAGCTCAAGCAAACGCTCAGTAATCCTGCGCTCAAGTCCGCTTTTGTCGTGGGGATTTTCCGACATGTGCGGATAGTATGCCGCGCGGATAGGATTAACAAGTGCGGAATGTACTCAGAATTGTACTGATTTAGGCGGAAGATCCGTCCAAATGGATTGACAGGGATGCAGTATTGACAACGCGGCAATTGTTCCGCATTGTTCACTGCCATGAATCTGCTTCGTTCTCAACTTCTGACCGTGGCCGACGCCTACTGCGCAGCCAGGGGTCTCTCTCGCGCTCGCGTATCTACAATCGTTTTCAATGCGGGCCTTGCATTGGATCGAATTGCCGCTGGCAAAGACCTGAACACCGCCACCTGGGAACGCGCGATCGGCTGGTTCGATGAGAACTGGCCCAGCACTGCGACCTGGCCGCGCGAAGTTTCAAGACCATCACAACAACAGAGGACCGCATGAGGGAGAAAATCAGCGTGTCGAAAGACTGGCTGTCCTACGAGAACTGGCCGGAAGGCGCCGAGTGGCCGCGCGGCACCTTGAGGCCCGGCACATGACCCATCACTGATCCCCAAGCCGCCAGGGGTCAGATGGCGGCGCACATGCAGGAAACACCATGACAGTAGCACTCAAGACGATCGACAGCGGGCCGAGGTTCATTGATCCGAACTCTTCAATCACAAAACAGGTTGAGCAGCTGAACGCGCTGCGCCTCAACCCGCCGGAAAACTCCCGGCGCGTGAAGATCACGCCGCGGCTTGCAGAGCACATCCTGACGCATCTCAACCCCCACAACCGCGCGAAGCGCACGACGCACATCGCCCAATACGCGCGCGACATGACCGAAGGGCGCTGGGCGCTTACGGGCGACACCATAAAGTTTGGGCGTTCCGGCATTTTGCGCGACGGGCAGCATCGTCTGGCCGCGTGTGTGCGTGCCGGCACGCCATTTGAAACCTACTGCGTGTTCGGCATCTCCGATGAGAGCTTCTCCGTCATGGACATCGGGCGGAAGCGCAAGGGCGATGATGCTTTCACCATTGCCGGCATCAGCAATGCGAACAGTGCAGCAGCAGCTGTGCGCTGGGTGCTGATCCTGACGAGCGACAACCCAACGGACAGGTCTGTAACATTTGCCAACACCGACCTTCTCGACGCCTATCGCAAGCTCAAGCAGCCGCTCTTCGACGACTGCGTGGCAGAGGCGAAAATGGCTGCAAAAAATGCCCGCCAGCTGCACGAGAGCGCGCTGGCAGCCATTCTCTACTTGTTCAGCCAGAAGAATGCGAAAGCCGTCGCGGCATTCCTTGCAGACGTTCGCGCGCTGCGTGGCGGAGCAAAGAGGGCAATCAATCTGATCGACAAGGTGCGGCAGCAGAATATGGGCCGCATGCACGAGGTTCAGCGCAACGCAATCCTGATCAATACGCTGAAGTTCTACGCCGCCGGTGGTGTTCCACGGCGGGAGAGCGAAATCGCCTGGAATGAAACAATGGACTTTCCGGTGATCTGATGGTGAGCCGCGAACCAAAGACGATTGGACAGGAGGAGGGCGCAAGCCCTCCTCAAGTTCGCCACATTGCAGTCAACGGCATTGCATACGCCCGAAGACTTCGCGGCCTGAATGATGAGAATGTAAAAAGGCTTTGCGCTTCGATGCGCGAGGTTGGGCTGATCAATCCGATTACGCTTCGCCCACAGAAGGGCGTCGGTTATTGGCTTGTAGCTGGCCTTCATAGGCTTGAGGCGGCAAAACGCCTGCACTGGGACAGTATACCGGCGATCATCGTAGAGGCGGAAGACACAGAAGCCCGGCTTGCTGAGATTGATGAAAACCTCATGCGTGGCGAACTCACGCCTGCCGAGCGCGCACTGCACGTAGCGGAGCGCAAGCGGCTTTATGAGGAGATGCATCCGGAGACGAAGAACGGGGGTGATAGAAAGTCGTCTAAAATCAGTTCGCAAACTTTGCGATCTGATCAGATTGATCGTTTCACCGCCGACACCGCCAGGAAGACCGGCACCTCCGAGCGCAAGGTGCAGCTCGACGCAGCACGTGGGAACAAGATCAAAAACCTTGACAAGGTGATCGGAACAAGCCTCGACAAGGGTGAGGAGCTTGACGCGCTTGCTCGCCTTGAGCCGGAACAGCAGGACGAAATCATCACGCGCGCTGCTGCCGGCGATAATGTTTCCGCACGTCAGCGCCTGACAAGCCCGCCTTCACACCATCCGCAAGACGACGCCGAGCGGTCGATCAAGTGGCGGCGCTCATTTGAGAAGGTCTGGAACAGCGCACCGTCTGCTGCCGATCGCGAGTGGGCGATGGAGTGGATTGACCGCCCGATCATGGACGGCGCAGCATGACCCACTGGACCGAAACCGCCATCGCCAAAGCGGTCGCAGTCACGGCGCGGGATCTCAGGCCCGACATTTTTTCAGCAATCCAGACAACGAGGACCGCATGAGCGGCTACATTTCCGCTGAACAATACATGCGCCAACGTCTCGACGGCACTTTTTCACGCCTTGTCGAAGGCGGTCGTGTGATCGTCGAAGAAGTCGACCGCGATTTTATTCCGATTTTCCGTGTCTACAATCCGCAGTCAGCGGCGATGTTTAGTCCGACGAATGAATGGGAGCCGGATGACGATCAGCGTTTGCTTGAAATGAAGGCTGCAAACGCTCCAACGCGCTTCATTGCCTACAAGCTCGACCGATCAATGGCAGCTGTCAAAAAGCGACTGTCAGTCTTGCGCAAGCGCAAAGCGTCGCACACATGCGCCGACATATCAAGCGCAGGCGAGTGAGGAGGGTGCCGTGAGCATGACCGAAGTCGCCCAGGATCTGCATCCGAATGCCGACGACATAGCCCAGCACCTCAAGCACCTGTTCGGCAACGCTGGCGAATACGACGACGGCATGATCGAGATCGCGGTCAACACCG